CACAAATTTACATCCAAGAAAACGGGAAAATTAAGGCACGTTTCGCTTTTTATCCTGGCGGGTGTATTTCTTTTGATTATGATAATTTAGAGAAAGCAAAGCAAAACACAATTAAATACCTGAATAATAAGCATTGTTTTTCTGGTGGTGTTGAATTGATTTATAAATAATAACTTTTAAAATTTACGATCATGAAATATTATTTGTATGCAAAGAAGGCAGTAGGCAGCAGAATGTTATTAAATACCTTTAAGTCTGAAAAAAAGGCAAAAGAAACTGTTAAGTATTTGCAGGAAGATAGCAAGCTGCAATATGAGATCAGGACTACACCGTATAATATTGAAGATACATTTTTATTGAATAACTTTTAAAACATAAGATCATGAAATTAGAACTAACTTATATTTTTGAGTGTCCGGGCGGCTTTAAGTTCATCCGGAATACTCCGGAGGAAATAATAAGCATTTTTAATGAAACTTATAATGCAATTAAAGAAGATGCGAAAGAATGCAATATAACAAATATCAGTTGTTTTATTGATCACACAAATAAGTATTTCCCGAAAGGTAGTATTTCTTTTTACCTGAATGGTGAATTTTATAGCTATGAGTTAAGAACAGAAGTCAAACAGTTAAATTAAAATATCATGGAAACGAATTTGCAATTTTACGACAGAATTAAAGCAGATCAGCAGGAAAGAATCGTATTATTACGCCTGAATGGTTTTTATGTCACATTCAGAGAGGATGCAAAGAAAACATCTGAATGTCTGGGAATCACCCTGACAAGACAATTTGCAGGAGAACGCACGTATATTTGTATGTTCCCGCACAATAGATTAGCTTATTTTTTGCCGAAACTTATAAGGCATGGTAATAAAGTCGCTATTTGTGACAAGAATATGAATTAAGATTATTAAATTTGCCCTGTACGGCGTTTTATTTGCGAAAATGTACATACTATCAGATTTGCAGAAAAGACGCCACACAGGGCAATAATAACGCTAAATTTTAAGTATATGAGTATAGAAGATAAAAGTAATTTGACTGTTTACACAAAACAGGGTAAGTTGAGGAAGAAAACAAAAGCCGGAAAGCCTATTTTTAGAAATCAGGACAAGCCGACAACGATGTCAAAACCTGTTAGCATCCGAATCAACCTGGAATATTACGATTTTGCAAAAAGCCATGGCAGTTTGACAGATTATCTGAACAAATTAATAAAGCAAGATTATGACAATAGCAGAACATAATAAAAACGAGCTTTACGAGGTGTTTTTGAAGAAATACCCCAAGAACAGCCGCATATGCGAAATGTGGATGGAAGCCACGAATACGGATTTCACGTTTGCAAACATGAGCAAGCCGAATTTTGCAGTTTTCGTTAACTATCTGCAAAGCCATGTCGCAAGATCATCGGCCAGGACATACGTGGCAATGGTTAAAAGCGTTTTGAACCTGTATAGTGAAAATCTTGATTTGCAAAAAGGCTGGGACAGGGTTTTATCAGTCAAGGCGGATGAATCGCAGCAGGTTTATTTGAGTGAGGAAGAAATAAAGAGAATTGTCGATTACATACCGTCAAACGAAATAGAAAGCATCGTACAGAGACAGTTTTTGCTCGGTTGCCTGACTGGAGCCAGACATAGCGATTATTCGCAGTTTACGACAGCCAATTTGCAGAACGGGAAACTTGTATATGTGTCTCAAAAGACGCACGTCAAGGCAGAGCTTCCACTTTGCAACGTGGCAAAGGCTATTTTGCAGCCTGAAAGCGAGAATACGTACAAATACGGTTTCCAGAAGTCGCCGTTTTACGATACGGACATCACGAAAGAAGTGAGTGATCCGACATTTAACGAATATATCCGGCTCATTTGCAAAAAGGTCGGTATTTGCAAAAAAGTACGGCTTTACAGGAGAGGCCGTTTTGAGGAAATACGCAAATATGAGGCCGTAAGTTCGCACACGTCGAGAAGGTCGTTTTGCACGAATCTTTATTTGCGGACAAGGGATATATTACTTGTAAGCAAACTCGCAGGGCATAAGAGTGCCACACAGACTGAAACGTACATCGTCTGTGGAATGGAATCAATGACAAATAACGCTATGGCTTATTTTGACAATTTCAGATAAATACCTATATTTGCAAAAAGGGACATATAAGAGTAACGTCATGGAAAGATTCATTTTGCAGAAAAGCACCACACAGGAAAACTGGTGGGTATGTACGGACACCGAATATAACATCGTCTGCCGTTTCGAGAACCATAGATTCAACGATACACAGGACTTCACGTTACTTGACGGAGAAGATTTTGATACAAAGGATGAGGCTCTTGCTTACGCCACGTATGTAAGGGAAATGGCAGATTGGCTCAGGGAACATCATTACGACGCAATATTTTGATATTTGGGAAAAGGCACGTGCAAAAATTAAGGGAGTGTAAAAACGCTCCCTTTGTTATTTTTCCCATTTGGCAAAAGCCACCTGCAATTTTAGAGATTTGGCTTGGGTGGTATTTTATTTATTTTTTTTCTGATTTTCCTCCCAGACTTATTCAGACTTTTCTCCAAGACGTCAAATCCGGCCTCAACGGATGAATCGAGAATCTTCGCGTATATCTGGGTAGTCTTTATATCTGTGTGTCCCATCATCTTTGCAAGGACTTCGATCTTTATTCCGTGGTTGAGTGCGAATACGGCGAACGTGTGTCTTGCCATGTGAGTTGTAAGCGGTTTGTCTATCTTTGCGAACTGTGCCACCACTTTAAGATAGTAGTTGTATCTCACGTTGCTTATAAGCGGCAGTTTGTAGCCGTATTTTTTCAGGATAGCCAGGGCAGGGGACAAAAGTACGATATAATAGTCCTCGTCCGTCTTTTTGCGTCTGTCAAGTATGATTGATTTCCCGTCACGCTCCATCTGATAGCCTGTTATGCCAAGTTCATCCATAGAATCCTGGAATCTCTTTGAAACTGAAGATTTATCTTTCATAGTGCATTTTATTATATTATTAAGTGGTTGTTTTTCAAGGCTATCACGAAAAATATGTTGTAAAACATATAAAATTTAGAGAAAAATTCTCTGAAATAATTTTTTTGTTTGCTGATTTCATTATATATTTGCAAGTGAAATCAAACAAAGTGGTTTCCATAATAAGATAACCTGCGGCTGTATTTACAGTCACTCAAACATATCTTCATTTGCAAATATATCCAAAGGTTTTCTTATAAGCAAATTTTTCTAAAGAAATATAGAAAATTTTATGAAAGTAACAAAGTCGGACATTTACGCTATTAAGGCAGGGAAGTCGAAAAAGTTCATTTTCGACAATTATGCCGACTTACGCTCTATCAGGACTTATATCTATAACGAACTGAACCGTTATACATCAAGGCCAGGCGACGTAAGTAAGTACACAACCCATTTTGATTCAAAGGAAATGAGCCTTACGGTTACGGCTCACAAAAAGGAAACGGTATGAATAGGACGGATGCTCGGATGATCGCGGAGGAACTTGCGAAGGTTATGCAAAAGGAAATACGCAAGATGGTTGTTGACATAACGGTCGGCGACATGGAAAACTACATATCCGCATCCGAGGAAGCCGACTACCTGGGCATGAGCAAGAGGACGCTCTACAACAGGATAGATGAGATACCGCATACCAAGTTCGGTAGGGTTTTGAAATTTCAGAAAAGCAAACTAAAAGAATATATCAATGGATAACGACTATGTAATATGCCTTTTCGTGGCACTGGCTTTTTTACTGAGCCTGATAGTTTAGGCTAATCGGGGTTCGATTCCCCGTCAGGCACGAAGATGATGCAACGCTCGGAAACGTCCATTAACCGTTGAGAGTACCGCAGGTTGGGCGATGCGGCCGCCGAACATCATCAAGTAAAGCACCCGCAGGGCAGTGCGATTAAAATCAAAGCCTACGGAAGATGCGAAGGGTTCATTGAAATGATTACCATACAAAAGTGAACGTGCGGTTGCACCATAGCAGAAATGCCGTGATTGGTGCAAAGCGTACCGTTCTGAAAATAGCCCTGTTTCGGGATAGTGCAGCCATACATATACGTGTTTTTTATTTGGTTTTTCATGAGACTACATATTGCACGAAAACCGACGCAAGTTTGCGACTTGGACAGGGCACGACAATTTTATGTTTAACTAATAAATTTACAATTATGGAAGCAAAGAGTATGTACAGCGTAGGTCAAAAATTGTTTACAATAGACGGCCACAAGATTAAGGAGTTTGAGGTAGGCAGCGTGTTCATATCAATATCCGAGAAGGGTGCGAGGGTGTCGTATTCCGACAAGAACGCAGCAGGTTACACCTCATACGACGAGCGTTATTGCTACCCGAACAAGGAAATGCTTATCAGAAGCCTTGATTGACGTTTTTCATTCTATAAGCAAAGCATTTTTAATGGTAACTAAAATGTTGGCAGGGTGGTCATGCAGTGATGCACGCCGCCCTTTTTATTGGAAACTTTAAACTATATAAGATATGAGCAATCAACTATCAACGATTCCGCAACTAAAGGCGATGCTTGCCAACGACAATACGAAGGCAAGGTTCCAGGAGTTGCTTGGAAAGAAAGCTGCGGGATTCATCAGCAGCATCATTCAGGTGGCAAACAACAATACGTTGCTGCAAAAGGCAGAGCCTTCGAGTATTATGAACGCAGCAGTCATTGCAGCGACGCTCGATTTGCCAATCAATCAGAACTTGGGATTCGCCTACATCGTTCCTTACGGCAATCAGGCGCAGTTCCAAATGGGTTATAAAGGAGTGGTTCAGCTTGCCATGCGTAGCGGTCAGTATAAGACTATCAACGTGACGGAAGTATATGAAGGAGAGATTATCAAGGAAAACCGATTCACGGGTGAGTATGAGTTCGGTGAGAGGACTTCCGATAAGGTAGTAGGAGTGATGGCCTACTTCAAGCTGACGAACGGATTTGAGAAGTATTACTACATGGATATTGACGAGGCGACGGCTCACGGCAAACGCTATTCTCAGACATTCAAGCGAAACAGTGGGCTTTGGACTACCGATTTCCTTGCGATGGCGAAGAAAACGGCACTAAAACTACTCCTTTCAAAATACGGAATACTCTCAATCGAAATGCAGAGGGCACAGACATTCGACCAGTCAGTTATCAAGACTGATCTGACAGACCCCGAGCAGGACGTTGACGAGGCGGAGATTGAATATGTTGACAACGACCCGAAGGAAGCACGCAAGGACGCAATAAGGGATGCCATGAAGGTGGATTCTACTACGGGTGAAATCTTCAATACGGATGAAAATGATTGAGCAGTATTCTAAGGAATGGTATCTGAGACGTTTGGGCAAGTTCACGGGGTCGCAGATAGGCGATTTGATGGTGAAAGGCCGCAAGAAGGACGAGTTGTTCGGTGCTACCGCAATGACATACATCTACGGAGTGGCTGCCGAGCGTGACTTGGCGACAAGCTACAAGATAGATGATTATCTGTGGGAGATATACCAGAACCAGGTCAGCGTCTCCACAAAGTACACCGAGTGGGGGCATGACAACGAGGAACTGGCAATAGAGAAATACGAGGACGTAACGCACAACCGTTGCGACGAGGTAGGCAGCGTCGTCCATCCGACGCTTCCCACGTTTGCAGCAAGTCCAGACCGCATTGCCAACGTAAACGGCGAGGCAACGGTGGTCGAGGTCAAGTGCCCTTTGCCAAAGACTTTCATGAAATACAAGGTCGAGATTAAGGACAACCAGAGCCTTTTGGCGGTCGAGCCTAAGTACTACTACCAAGTACAGGCAGAAATGCTCTGTACGGGCTGCAAACAGGCTGATTTCGTAGTTTTCTGTCCGTTCCAGAGCCACCCTATCCACATCGTGAGGATATTGGCCGACGAGGACGTTCAGAAGGAGTTGGAAACAAGGGTTATTGAAGCTGAAAAACTTATTGAATCATGGATAAGCCGGAAGAAAGATTAGCGGAGTATGACACGCTGGAAATAAAGATAACGTCAAGGCAGCAGGCATTAAGGAAACTTGCCGAGTTGAAGGCTGTCGAAAAAACTCTATACAAGGAAGGTAAGCTCACGAAAGTGCCGCTTACGAAGGGATATGCCATGACAACATATCCAAACAGGTTCAAGAATTTGCATACTGCATGATATTGAATTTAGGCGAAAATTTAATTTCAAAGTGTCGCCAGTCTGTGAGGATAGGCGGCATATCATGGAGGTGACGGTCGATAAATTTGTTTGTCATATTGTAATTTTTAAAGGTTTAATTATTCCTATCATCGGGGGTTCGATTCCCCCGCCTCCGCAAACAAATCTTTTTTGTTCTTTAATATGTTTTCATAATGAATTGAATTTGTTATTAGTGATCGCTTCCATGCCGTGCGTGAGCATAGCATGGACTTGGGGATGAGGTCAGTTCGGTATCTGACGAAGGTGGGTGCGTGATCTTCATTTTTGCTCATCTACTTGATTATCTATTGCCTCTTTTCAGTCACGCATCATCCGTTGACCGGAGCAGGGTTCGATTCCCTGCATCCCCACAAGTTCTCAGGCGTGAGGACAAAATAGGAGTAATACTCATAGTTAGAGGCTTTCCCTGCCACTTGTGAAAGCCGCAGGGTTTTAGGGACGCTCTGGTGAGCAAGTAGCCGTTCGATTCGGCTTTCATTCATGGTTGAGCAGAAGATGTTCGATTCATCTTCGCCCCACAATTCCGCAAGCGAGCGGTGTTATTCCATAATAACTAATATTTTAAAGGGAACACCCTCTCGGTTCGGGAGAATAGGGAGGGATTTTTAATTGATAATTTTATTTAACAATATATGAAGCTGAATCTACGGACGCATGAGGTCGTCTTGATTAGGAAAATTCTTTACGACAGGGTAGAGGACTTGAATGCACAGGGGGAGAATCCTAAGTACATACAGAAGATTCTTCTGTTGGGCAAACGAATCATGCGTCAGGAGGAAGCTGAAAGGAGGAAAAATGAAAGGAAAAGACTACGTAATCGGACTTGACCCCGGAGTAAGCGGCGGGGTTACGGTCTTATCAAGGTCTGGCGAGTTGGTTGAATCGTTGCCAATGCCCAATACGCTTGCGGATTTGTGGTCGCTCATCGAGAAATATTCGGAAAA